TGGAAACTACTGAAAGTAACAATCAAATTGGTCGTGTAACTTTTATCAAAAGCGGTTTTACCGCTGCTGTTCCTTACATTTTACTTGCTAACAATTCAACCTCAGCCTTTCTTGGCTTTAGTGCGGAGTTATAAAAATGGATAAAGTAACCTTTGTAGAAGTAGAAACATTAGGCGGAGTAGAAACTCACGCCATAATTGACCACGGCAACGAGCAATTTACCTCAATGCTAAAGTCAGAATACGAACGCCAGCAAGCGGAACAATCCACACCGATCGTAGCTGGCGAATGACTTACCCAGTCGGAACAGCTGCGGCCGTCGTAGAAGTAGCATTGGCCGAAGTCGGTACAGTCGAAGAAGGCGATAACTTAACCAAGTACGGAAAGTTCACTAAAGCCGACGGTCTGCCATGGTGCGGATCTTTCGTTAATTGGTGCTTCCATGAAGCGGGCGTAAAGCTTCCATCTATGGTCTCTACAGCTGCGGGAGCGCATAAGCTAAAAGAAGTAAGTCGCTGGGTAGATGCAGAGCCGAAGATCGGCGATCTTGCATTCATGGACTTTCCGCATGATGGCGTCGACCGTATTAGCCACATCGGAATCGTCGTAGGAGTTAAGTCGAAGACTGTTATCACGATCGAAGGTAATACATCGGGAACAGGTGATCAGCGTAACGGCGGAATGGTCATGATTAAAGAGCGGGCATTCGGGAGCGGTAAAGAGATCGTAGGCTTCGGACGACCTAAGTTCGTCGCCTATGCTGGCGATTATCCGATCGTCGAAGTACCTACTCAATCGGCAGCGAAGCCGAAGATCAAGGAGAAGAAAGATGGAAAACTTAAAAGCGTTACTCGCAAGCTGGGCGCGTAGCTTCTTAGCTGCGGGAATTGCTGTTTACATGGCTGGAGTCTCAGATCCGAAGGCGATCGGCATGGCGGGCCTTGCCGCCGTTCTGCCTGTAATCCTACGCTGGCTAAATCCTAAAGATTCAGCTTTCGGGTTATCGGGGAAGTGACTCGGAAACTACTCGCGGAAAGTCTGGCCTTAGTCCTTTCGGTCGGGCTTTCCGCTTGTGGTTATCAGGGTTGGACTCGCTATGAATGCCAAGAATACGAGAACTGGTCGAAGCCAGAATGCCAAGAGCCACAGTGCGTCCCTACTGGAACGTGTACTAGCGACATCCTTGGAGAAGAAGCTCCACAGCCCAGCCCGACGCCGTAGTCCAGAAGAAGTCCACGCGACTCTCATTCTCATAATCGGATCGACTTTAGCCGCCGTCTTTTTAATCGTTACTCTTGGAATTACTTACGCGCTTATCTTCGTCACTCAGCCGATCGGTAATCAAGCTCCGAACGATGCGGCATTTATTGACTTATTAAAGACTCTCGCGATCTTCTTAACTGGATCACTGGGCGGAGTTCTGGCGGGTAATGGATTAAAATCCAAGCCGAAAACACCAATCGACACGCCGACAACTACGCGGGAATCTTGACCTAGACGCGTTCTTGCTTCACTCTTTACATAGGGAGCGCGAACGTCGCTCCTAGTATCGGGAGCAAGTAATGACATCAAGTGAACTAGGACTATTCGTCCTCATGGCTATAGCGGGCATTCTATGGGCAGCTATGAGCTATTCAGTCGGTTACAGAGAAGGCCAGCGAGAAGGCTTTAAGCGCGGTCGAGCTGTATCACGTCACGCATCTAGGGAAGTGCGCTAATGAGCTTCTTAGACAATTACGAAGACGTAGCGGCCAGAATTGCCCGCCTATGGTTAACACACCCTACAGCTAGAGTTCAGACTAACATCGTGGACTTTAACGCCGAGAAGGGTTACGTCCTTATCCAAGCCCAGATTTTCCGCGAATACGAGGATCTACACCCATCGGCTACCGATTACGCATTCGGTAACGTGGCGACTTATAACGTCAACATGAAGAAGTTCTTCGTCGAGGATACTGTTACATCGGCGATTGGTAGAGCTATCGGATTATTATTAGGAGCGGATAAGCGTCCTACACGTCAGGACATGGAGAAGGTCGAGACAATCAGCGCGAAGGTAGCCAACTCGACGGCCGACGATTACGATCCTTGGACTCAAAAGTTCGGCGAAGTGCCAAGCTATAAGACAGCCGAAGAAGCAGAGCTAAGCGGAATTCCTAGCTTCGGATCTTCCGTCGATGAGATCGCTAAACAGCTGGGCGGAGAGTTACTTCCAGAAGCTCCGCAGTGCAGCCATGGCCATCGAATCTTTAAGACTGGAGAAGCTAAAACTGGTAAATCTTGGGGCGGCTGGTTCTGCGTCGAGAAGACCAAGGCGACACAGTGTTCTCCGCTCTGGTACGTCTTAGCCAGCGATGGCAAGTGGAAGCCACAGGTCTAAGCCATGACAAAAGCCAGGCTTATAAAGATCATCGTAATCATCGAAGTAATTCTCGTCGCTTTACTGTTATGGATCTCTTTCCGATGAGCGACTTAATAGAGATTATTTATCCGCAATCTATGACAGCCAAGCTTCTACAGAATGGCGAAGTTATAGCCGAGTATAAGATCGAACAGTGCGACAGCTGCTCCAGATTAAAAAAGCTGGACGCTTTCGGTTATACCAAGGGCCAAGGCGGAGAGAAGTTAACTTGGATCTGCGGTGACTGTAGATGAAGGTAAAGCCTACGATCGAAGATAAGGTCTTAGCTCACACAGTAGCTTTAGAACGAATCGCACAGGTCAACGGCCACCCAGACGCTTCTAGTCGATACGACAGACAGCTCGGCTTCCATGATTACGTCGCGCAAGTGGCCGAATCAATAGTCGCCGAGATCTTGGTCGCTCGCTACCTTGGTTACACAGACTTTGATCCAAGGTCGTCACAGTTTAAGAAGACGGCAGATGTCGGAAGCTTCATCGAAGTAAAGTGGACGCGTTACGAGACTGGTCAGTGCATCATCGGCGAAGGCGATAGAGCTACAGACGTGGCCGTCCTAGTCGTAGGCACTAGCCCGAATTACAGACTAGCGGGCTGGATACCTGTAGCCATGGCTAAACGGCCTAAGTATAAGAACTCGAAGCAGCCTACTTGGTGGGTCGACCAAAAGAACTTACAGCCGATCGAGAATCTAAAGGGGAGCAATTATGGACAAGCTGCGCTATAAGTGCCGAGTCTGCAAGAAGGACACCGATCAGCTCATTCGTGTAATTACAGATAATCTTCCAGATAATGTAAAGACGATCCAGTGCTGCGTCTGCTCGACTATGACAGTGGCACTAATTGGAGAAGCTAATGGCGACCTATGAGTATCGGTGCGAAGTGTGTAGTAAAGAGCTAGAAGTACAGCGTCCCATCGAGGACACACTGGCCAGAGATCCTTATTGTGAGAATTGCACTGTCCCTATGAAGCGCATTTACTCGCTTGGTGGCATCGTGTTTAAGGGTAAAGGCTGGGGCGGTAAGCCATGAAGTTATCCACAGGGTTTATCCACAGTGTGTGCGCAACGCCCAACAGTACGCTCATACTTGCGCGGTTCTTGACTTTATCGGTACGCTGTTATCGCTTAAAGCGAGCCGCTGTGGCGGATAGCTCGCTAAGGCGAATACAGCTATCGGCCAAGCTCTATGCTCTTTCGGCTCTGCTATTAACAGTAAGCATTCCAGAAGCAACAGCTAAGAGCTATTCAGTAGATCATCTAAAGCTCTACTCTCATAGTCGAATCATTAACTATAAAGAGTTCCAATGCTTTAACAAGATCATCACTAAGGAATCTCGCTGGAACTATTTAGCGAAAAACGGTAGTCACTTCGGACTAGGCCAGATGCGCTCTAAGCATTACAGAGATCTAGACCCTTATCGTCAGATAGACGCTACTCTTAAATACATTACGAATCGTTATGGTACGAGCTGTAAAGCTTGGGCATTCCATCAAGAACGGAACTATTACTAGATGACATTACATTCACAGCGTAAGAGCAACTCGACACAGTGGAAGAAGCTACGGCTACGAATCCTAAATCGTGATGGCTGGATCTGCTTCTGGTGTGGCCAAGAGGCGAACACTTGCGACCATGTAATCCCAGTAGCTAGGGGCGGTTCAGATGATCCAGATAACTTAGTCGCAGCATGTAAACGATGTAACTTCTCACGCCAAGATCGCTTGCCCGAAGAGATGGATTTAGCAAAGAAAAAGGTAGGCGGTGTTTTTTTTGATGGGAGTTCCAC